GGCACAGGCGCGGTCATGTGCTTGATGACGATCTGCATCGGTGTCTCGGCGTTGTACGGCTTGCTGCGGCGCTGCGTGAAAGCGACGCGCGATCCCAACGATGCGCTGCGCGTGGCTGGTTCGCCCTACCATTTATTGCCGTTCATTGCCGCCGCGATCTTTGCCGCCTCGGTCGGATCGCAGCCGGACTGGATCAGCTCGTATTCGTTGACCGTGGCGGGGAACGGAAAGCCGTCGATCAGGCCCTCCAGCGCCGCGAACAGATCAGGCGCGGCGGCGATCAGGTGGGCGTCTCCTTCTTCTGAAACATGCGCCACTGTGAAAGGAGCGCCGGTCAGACCACGCCCGACAACGCAAGGCTTTCGCTCAAAGCCGCTATGCCCGACCCGCCAAGGCCCCGATGTCCAACCGTTCCCGGTCATCACTCGCCTCCCGCCAGAGCGATCGGGGTGCGAGCGGCTTCAAGGTCGGCCAGCCGCTTCATGTCAGCCAACGCCTCGCCGTTGCCGCAATAGAAGCTGGGGAAGCGGTCGAGTGACGGATCGCTGGCGAGATAGATCAGCGAGGCAGCAGCGGCCGTGCCAATGCGGCTTTCAAGCTTCTGACCCTCTTTGCCCGCCAGCGTGACAACCCAGCCGGCGCGGCAATGCGTCGTCTCGCAGGTATGCCAATCGCCCATATCGAGCGCGTCAGGCTGAGATGCCGCCGCATAGACCTTTTGGTGAATGTTTTCGATGACTAGGGCACCGCGCAGGTCGGCACCGCGCAGGACGGCACCGCGCAGGTCGGCACCGCGCAGGACGGCATCGCGCAGGTCGGCATCGCTCAGGTCGGCACCGCGCAGGTCGGCATCGCGCAGGTCGGCACCGCTCAGGTCGGCACCGTTTCGCCTCGCCCACCTGACAGCCAAGCCGAGCTTCACGCCGATCGAGGCATCGGGCCGGCATAGGATCTCAGCGGTGAACTGGATCGCATTGGACCAGCGGTTGTGGACTTCGACCTTCTCGGTAGCCATGTGATTGATCCTCCAGATGTCAGGGGTTCAGGCGACGAGCGCCATCAGCTCGTTCGCGACACGGGCGGCTTCGTTGAAGTCCTCACGGGACCAGACAGTGCGTCCTGACTCGCGCATCGAGCGGTTCCCCGCGTCGCGGCCGGCGGCCATCGCGATGTTGTGGGTGGGGTGCATCTTCATCCTCCAGAGCCGTGTGGCTGTTGGAGGTGATACTACCCACTGTGGGTATATACGTCAATACCCATTCTGGGCATATTTTTCAGGGTGCCGAACAGTCAGAGAACGATCGCACCCAGAAGATGCCCATATCGTACTTGATCCGTTCGGCTATCCGTGGCAGACAAAAAAGTGCCCCGGCGCAGCGCTAACTGCCCGAGGCTGGTCGCATGTGGGTTGGCTCAAAACTCTGGCACGCGCGACGAGAGGGTTGTTACCAGAAGGGGCCGGTCGAAGCAACACCCGAGTCCGAAAGGCAGAGCGGGGACCGGCGAGGTGGAAGCGCCTCGTAAAGCAACTGCCGACTGCCTAGGTCGCTTCCGGCACTAGGCGGGCCTCTTGGCTCCAGTGGCTCCAAAGGTCATGCCAAGGCGGGCGGGACTGCCCTTGCTACATGCAGGGGTAGTTGTCCTATGCCCGCTTTCACCAGTTCACCAAAGGTCATCTAGCTAGGTTAGTCAACAGCGCCAGACTGCTCGACGATCCGGCCAACTACTGTAAAACCCTGACGGCCGACAATGATGGCCCGATGCTCGGGGTTGTTTGAGGCCGGCTCAAGGCGAGCTGGCGACGCGCGAAATTGCTTTGCGGTCGTCTCGCCCTCGTCATTCATCACCACATAGTATTTTCGGTCAATCAAGTCGCGCTGATCAGGATCGACGACGACAAAACCATCGCCGCTCAAAATGCGATCGAGGCTGTCCCCTTGCGGACGCAGCGCAAACGACTTGGGGCCGCCATAGAGCGACGGAACGCGATCCGCAGCGGTTTCCACCGCCTCAGACCATGCACCGCAGGACACCATTCCAATAACGGGGACGAAGCGAAAGCTGCTCGCCAAACCATCCGGCGCGAACAGCTCATAAGACTCTACGTCCAGGTGCGGGGCGATCCTCTTCGCCCAATGGTCAGAAAGCCGCCGGTCGCCCCTCTCTAACTTGCCGATCTGGTTCTTAGTCGTATCGGCCAGTTCCGCCAGTTCCTCGCGCTTCAAGCCTTTTCTGCGCCTAAGTTCCATGATTCGGTTCGCCATGCCGCCCGCGATGCCCAAATTGGGCGCGGATGACACCCGCAAAGATGGGTACCTAGAGGGGCTTGACTGGATACCCACAGTGGGTATTATATGAGGCATGCAACTCAAAGACTATCTCAGCGAAACCGGCGAGACGATCCAGCAGTTCGCTGATCGCGTCGGCGAGTCCCCGCACACGATCGGCAAGTTGTATCGCGGGGAGAGATTCCCGCGCTCGGCACTGGCCAAGAGGATCATCGCCGCGACCGAGGGCAAGGTGACGGCCGACGACATGCTGGCCGCCACCCCCGAAAGTAAGGCGGCATGACAAAGCGGCTTCACCCCACGCCCGCGTTCATTCGTCTGTGGCAAGCTGAGATCGAGCGCCTCCAAAAAGCGATTCGAGGGTGTCGCTAAGATGCGCGGCGGCAACCCTTCGGCCTTCGCCTGTAACGAGGTGCAGCGGCATATTGTCGGCGGCGGCCATGCACTCGGCTTCCAGTTCGGCCAGCCCGGCCTCATCGCCCTCGTAAAGCCTGACAAGCAGTCGCTCCAGCACAAGGTGCAGCGCGTAGCGATGGCCGAACGCCACCCAGTTTGTGTCCATCTTTCCCCTCCTGTTGGGCTGGCACCCACAGGAAGCGCCGAACTCCCCGGTCGGTCAAGGGCCGGGGAGGGAGGTGCTCCATGCTGAGTGTGACCCCCAGACAACGCGACGCATGGCTCTATCTCACGGCCAACCCGGATGCTTCGTTGCGAGAAATTCGCGACGCGCTGGGCTACAAGAACGAGAGCCTGGAAGGCGTCTACCGACTCCTCGTCGCCCTCGAAGAACGCGGCATCATCCGCCGTCTCCCCAACCGCGCCCGCTCCATCACCGTCCTCCACCCCGCTCCGGTCATGATCCGGGGTGAGCGTTACAAATTCATCGGGGTGGGGGCTTGGATGGCCACCGCTTTCCGTATCGGTCCCCGCGAGGATGGCGGCTCGCTCCGGCGCTTCAAGACGCCGAAGCCGTCCGGCGCGCGCATTACGCTCCACCCGGATCATCCGGCCTCGCGTGACGCCCGCACCATCTTCCCGACCCGCGTGTTCGCCCCGGACAATCTCCAGCGGCTCCTCAAGTCCGGCCACAATTCCAGCAAGATCGGCGCGGTCGTCGCGAAGGGCCGGTATCGCGGCTTCCCGATCTTCACGCTTACGCTTGAGGAGCGGGCCACTTGCCCCCGGTCCTGCCGGGAATGGGCATCCTGCTACGGCAACAACATGCACATGGCACAGCGCATCCGTCACGGGCGCGCTTACGAGGAGCGCCTGTGGGAGGAGCTTGCCGACAAGCAGCGCCTTCACCCCGGGGGCTTTCTCGTTCGGCTCCATATCCTGGGCGACTTCTACAGCGCCGACTATGCCGAACTGTGGGCAGAGGCCCTTGAGGCATATCCGGCGCTCAACGTGTTCGGATATACCGCGCATGCGCCTGAAAGCGAGATCGGCTCGATCATCGGCGAACTGCTCGGCGTCCATCCCGAGCGCTGGCATATCCGCTTCTCCGGGCATGACGGGCCGACCGATGGCAGCGTGGTCGTCGATAGCGCCGCCGAAACCGATCACCTGATCTGCCCCGCTCAGACCGGCAAGACCGATTGCTGCGCCACCTGTGCGCTGTGCTGGCAGTCGGACCGCACCATCGCGTTCCTGAGGCATTGAGCGATGCTCCTCCTCGCCATCATCCTGACCGTCTCCATCTTCGCCACCTTCGCGATATGCGCCTGCATCGTAGCTGGAAGGGCTGACGATACGGCTGACCAGATCGCGCGCCAGATCGCCAATGGCGAGGCAGCGCAGCCTGCGACCGTCGATTTCACCCCGGAAGGGAGCCGCTAGATGGGTTTCTTCTCCCGCCTGTTCGGCCGCAAGCCCGAGCCGCCCCGCATCGAGGACCGCCGCGTCATGAACGAGGATTGGCGCGTCGGGGACTTGGCGAAGTGTCTTGCACAAGGGGGCACCTGGGACGGCGACGGCATTGGCCCGCAGAAATTTGAGGTCATGCGCGTCATCGCCGTGCTTGAAGCGTTGAATGAGGCGCGCACCGCCCGCGTCTACGGGCTGAAGTTCCGCGAGTATCCCGGCAGCTTCGTCTGCACCAACTTCCGCAAAATCCGCCCCGACGCCGAACCCTGTGAAGAAGAGTTCGCGGCGCTGATCAAGCGCGGGCGGAAAGTCCCATCCGAATGTGGCGCGCCCCCCGCGCCGCACGTCCCCGCTGGTCTCACCGCCGGCGGGGGCGATCCCTTTGTCAATGGAAGGAAGTGAATGATGGATACCTCTGCAT